GTGCTATACCCGCCACGCGTTACACACCTGCCTCAATCCCATTGGGCGCCATTTCAATTTGCCAGGAGCGCTCCGGGTGATTTGCTGCTTGACTGAATTCTTAATGAGCAGGCGACTTACTGTCCGCCGCTGGCTAACTTCGCTCAGCTGTCGATGTTTCGTTTCGATGGATTGATAATAGCGATGAGTATTGTTTATAGCAATACGTATTGATATTAAATAATAGCAATTGATATTAATGCGTTGATAGCTAAATGAATTTATTTGGATATTTTTTCGAGGGATTGAGATTCAGATCGTTTTTTTACTGCGGCGGGTATTGCTGTGACGAATGGGCTGGCTGCGGGCAATAAAAAACCCAGCACTATGGCTGGGCTTGATTCATAGCTGGGTTTGTTAACCGTGTTTTCTGTATGTCTGAGGCATGCTACCAATCACCTTGCCGAATACGAGTATCCTGTTCATTTCTTCTTTTTCGATCGGCTCCCACGGGCGATAAGTCTGATTGTCGGAGATGACCAACAGCTTATCTTTCATCTTCTGGAGGCGTTTAACGTGGGAAGTATCGTCGTAGATAAAGGCGTAGATCCCGTCACCATCAAAATGTTGGACGCTGATGTCGACGAACAATAAGTCGCCTGGTTCAATGGTCCCGGACATGCTGTCTCCGCGAACATTAATGATTCTGATCTGCTCAGCCTTCCTGCCATTAAACATCCGACGAGCATCTTCCACTGAGTATTCCACGGATCTAAGCACCTCTACAAATTCGCTGTTGATGGCTCCTGGCCCGGCGCTTACGTAAAAGTCTAGCGCCTCAATGCGGAATGTGTCAGTAGGGGCCAGCTCTGTTTTTGGCTGCGAAATTGCGGGCATTTGACCATCTTCACGCATTGGGCCAACTCCGGTTGAAAGCCACTCAGTGCGAACGCCAAGCGCATTGGCGATCTCAACGATTTTAGTTGAGCCTCGGGCATTGCCACTGGTCAGCCTCCAGATGGTGGGCTGAGCAACGCCAGACGCCTTAGCTAAAGCGCCCTGAGACATGCCAGATAGTTCCATCGCCTGATTCAGGCGTTCTGCAAGAGTTTCTTTTTTCATGAGTTTTAATTTATACGCTTGCGTATTGAAGGTCAAAAAACGTTTAGCTATTGCCTAAATCAATACGCATTGCTATTATCAATTCACACCAATACTCATAGGAATTGGAAGATGACGAACAAAACAATCCAGCGCGCCATTGATATCGCTGGTAGCCAGAAGAAATTAGCCGACCTTTGCGGCGTTGCTCAGCCGACGGTATGGCGCTGGTTGCACGGCGGCGGCATTGATGCCCGCTACGTAATGAAGATTGTCACTGCAACAAACGGCAAGCTAAAACCAGCAGATATCCGTCCAGACCTCGCCCAGCTGCTTGAGGCGAATAACACAGCCGCTTAACGGCGGCCCTAACCACGAAAGGGAAAGCAATGCATTCACTTGCGTATCAACAGAGTACCGGACTTGAACAACGTCCGTTGATTTCGATTTATCAAAGTGTTCCGCGCAATAACCGTAAGCTAATTCGAATACGGGAGGCAGTTAAGGCCTGGCAAAAAGCTACGCCGGGCCAGTCTCAGGTTCACATTTCTCAGCTGGTTGCGAAAGAGTGGCTGGCGCGCGGCGGGAAGGGGTTGTTACTGGCAGGTTCTGAACACAACACGAAGCAGAACTTCTTCCGGATGATTAACGATCCGGGCCCGAAGAACGACAAGGGGTTGATGCTATTGATCCCCGTCATTATCGACGTGATGGCGCGGGATAACGAGAAAGTGGCGAGAGAGTTCGGTCTGGTCGCAAAGACTGAGGCCGAACTGATAGCCGAGGCCATGAAAGAGTGCACTGAAGCGCATCAGGCGAAGTTACTTGGTCAGCCGATACAACGCCTTGAGAAAGAGGTGAGAGAAGCTGCTGAAGCACTGCTGCGCTTCCTGCCAACTGAATCAATCGCTGCGGTGGTGACAAGTCTGGCCGCTATGGCGCCGGGAGTTATGTGATGGGAAGTATCAAAAATGGCGAAAGCCAGTCTGCGCGAACAGAACTGGCCTTCAAATGCAAATCGTGTGCACTCATTGCAGGAGGAATAATGGCAAAAAAACCACGCTATTTCCATACCGCTGTACATAAAAACATTACCCGCGACCGCTTCATCCGCTCGGTTAATCCGATTGTGGCAGAGAAGATGCGCGCCATCCTGGAAGAGCTGAAACGTAAGGAGAGTGGCCGTGGGTAACGTATCCAATTTAGCCGAAGCCAGAGAGGCCAGAAGGCTCCAGAAACCGCGCACGAATGACGGTAAGGGGTTTGCCTTGCTGCACCGTAAAATTATGGATGTGCCGTTCTACAAGGACGCTGAGGCGGCTCATTTATGGGTTCACCTGCTCCTGCGCGCTAATCACGAACAGACAATGGTTTCGACTGATGTTGGCGATGTGATCTGCGAACGCGGAGAGTTTATTACCGGGCGAAACACGCTGGCAATGGAAACGGGTTTGACCGCTGATCGCGTTAAATCACTGCTCCGTAAATTCCAGAACCTGGGCATGATCACCACCAAATCGAACAACCGTTTTACTGTTCTAAAAGTGGTCAAATATGACGAATATCAGTCAAATTTTTGTCCAGCCGATGTCCAGCCAGTGTCCAGCCCAAAAGCAGTAGTACCAATGCCTGTAGAGGATGTGTGTCCAGCCGATGTCCAGCCAGTGTCCACAGATAACAATATATTAAATAACTCTCTTACTAACGTAAGAGAGTGTGCATCAGCAGCAGAAAAACCAGAGCAAAAAAAACCTTCTCTCAGCTGTGAGCAGGTAGTCGAGGTTTACCATCGCGTACTGCCTGAAGCCCAGAGCATCAGGATACTGACTGACAAGCGCCGTGCTCTGATCCGCACCTTCTGGCAGAAGGCCGGGAAAGTAACTCAGCAGCTCGACGGCCATAAGTTCACCTTGAGCGACTGGGAATCGTATCTGAGCTACATCGCCACTAACTGCCGCTGGATGCTGGAGAACCGCCCAGACCAGCGCACGGGACGCACATGGCGCCGCAAGGCTCTCGAATACTTCCTGAACGTGGATGTGTATGCCAAGACGCGCGAGGGGGCCTGTGATGACCTCTGAAATCCTGACCGTACCCCACAACGTCGAAGCAGAGCAGAGCGTCATCGGCGGACTCCTGCTGGACGATGACAACAGCGAGCGTGTTCAAAAAGTGCTGGCAATGCTCAAGCCTGAGTCGTTTTACATCCGGGTTCATCAGATCGTCTTTGCTGAATTACGTGACATGTTCCGAGCTAACAAGCCAGTCGATGGGTTGACGCTTTTCGACTCTCTGGAAAGCAAAGGACTTACGGAGCAGATCGGCGGTTTCGCCTACATCGCGCAGATCGCAAAAAACACACCGAGCGCTGCAAACATCGTGGCATACGCTGCATCAGTCCGCGAAGCCGCAATGGAGCGCTATGGCATCAGCCGACTGACCGAAGCTACTGAGCTGCTGTATTCCCGCAACGGCATGAGCGCCACGCAGAAGTACGAGGCCATTCAGGGTATTTTCACCCAGCTCGCAGACCATTCAAAAACCGGCAGTCGCCGTGGGTTGAGATCGTTTGGCGAGGTTATGGATGACTGGGTAGCAGATCTGGAGAAACGCTTTGACCCTTCAGGCGAACAGCGCGGCATGAGTACCGGTATCCCGTCGCTCGATCGACTGCTGGCACCGAAAGGTCTGGTTAAAGGCTCTCTGTTCGTGATTGGCGCAAGGCCAAAGATGGGCAAGACAACCCTGTACGGGCAGATGGCGATCAACTGCGCAGTTCGTGAGAAAAAGCCAGCGCTGATGTTCAGCCTGGAAATGCCAGGCGATCAGATCCTTGAAAAACTGGTTGGTCAGAAGTCCGGCGTAAACCCGAGCATTTTTTACATGCCCGCCACGGATGACGCCGACGACCAGTACCAGGGAGACTACGACGGTGACTTTAAGAAGGCGATCGCCACAGCCGGGAGACTGAGTGAAATCGACATGCTGTACATCGACGACACCCCGGGCCTGTCACTGGCGCACATCGTTAGCGAAAGCCGCCGAATTAAGCGCGAGAAAGGCTGCGTAGGCATGATTCTGGTCGACTACCTGACGCTGATGACCGCAGAAAAAGCAGACCGTAATGATCTGGCTTACGGGATGATCACCAAAGGGTTGAAGAACCTCGCCAAAGAGCTTGGCTGCGTCGTCGTGCTGCTGACCCAGCTGAACCGAGAACTGGAGAAGCGAGTCAATAAACGCCCATTACCGAGCGATTCCCGCGACACAGGACAGATTGAGCAGGACTGCGACTACTGGGTTGGCATCCACCGGGAAGGTGCTTTCGATGACAGCGTGCCGCCAGGCGAAACCGAGTTAATCCTGCGGCTCAACCGCCACGGCAGTACCGGCACGGTGTATTGCGATCAGATTAACGGGGCAATTTACGACACAGACCAGCAGGCCGCCGCCGCAGAACGCCGCGGGCGTGAGCAGCAGCCGAAAAAGAAAGGGGGGTTCTGATGACCATAACAATTCGTGGGCAGATTCTTGCAGCCCTGCGTAATAACCCGGGCCTGAATAGTGCTCGCATTGCCACCATGATCGGCATGACCACCAAAAAGATTTCCGGCCCGTTAAGCACGTTGTTTGCAGACGGCCTGATCGAGTTCGAAGGCAAGCACGGCCAGCGGCTGTATCGGCTGACCAGCTACGGCATGAAATACGCACCGGAAACCATACCGTCCATGCCGAAGGGAAATTCGAAGCTGGTGCAGCGTACAGAGGCAAACGTGATCTGCCAGGAGTGCCGAAACAGCCCGGCGATGAAGCGAGTATTGATGGTTTGGGGGAGGGTAGGGGTATGAAACTGAAAATGCACACGCCGGACGGATCGGTTATTGTCGAAAGTAACCTTGTAACGCAGTTCTACCCTGATTTCGAAAGCGGCGGCGAGCTGACCACCATCGAAACGGTATCGGCCACAGGAGAAACTTTCTCGGTGAAAGTAAAGCACTCGTTTATGCAGGTGACTGGAGCACTGGCTACCGCCTGGAGCGTTGACGAGAAGAAAGCAGAAGGAGCCGCCCAATGAGCAACATCGACAAACAGGCGCTGCGTGAAGCGGCGGAGAGAGCAGAATCCGATAGTTGGGGTTATGATCGCGATGAATTCAATGAGGCTCTAACCCCGTCCACCGTGCTGGCACTGCTAGATGAGCTGGAAGCCAAAGACAAGCAGATTGCAGATTTGAAGGAAGCGTTCCGAATAGCTTTGTCTGCTGCTGGCATCGACGTACCCGCCGCAGCCGGTAAAGGAGAGGCATCATGAGCACACTTACCAAACAATGGCTACAGCAGAAAATTGCCGACATGGAAGCCACCCGCGATGAAATCCCGTTCGGCCTGGATGAAGACGACAGTAATACGCTGGCTGCCCTGCGTATCGCGCTGGCATCGCTCGAAGCGGAGGCTGTGTGCGTAATCGACCAGTCCAATCTTGATTATCTCAAATCTGGCTCTGATGCAGACGTATGGCCTGCGTCCAGAGCAGAGATGGGTGATGTTCTTCTGTATCGCTCTGCCACGCCAGCGCCGGTACCTGTGCCTGATGAAGTTTGCTGGGAAGATGTTCCAGAGGAAATCACCGAAGACGATATGGCTCTTGCATCAGCATGGGCACATGGATTCAATCAGTGCCGCGCCGCCATGCTTAAGCACTCTGAGCCATTCATAGTAACGAGCGATCATCGCATGATGGAGATGCCTCAAGTTGAGGCTATCAACGCTGTCACCGCCATGCTTCAGGGTGCCGATCGACCACAAAACGAACCGCAAAATATTCCGGAAAATATTCCAGCCACACAGTTTAAGCCGGTAGCAGACCTGTACGGCCTAACCTCGCCAACTGGCGGCGAAACATCATTCACTTTCGACGCTGTTGAAGCTCGCGATTTTATTGATGGCGGGTGGTCATGCCAGGAGTACGTGGAGCTTGGACGCTTTCAGGAAGCCATGCTTCAGAATGGTAACTCTCCAGCGCAATCCGATTGCTGTCCGGAGCAAAACTACATCGCTCCGGCGCAAGACGGCGACTCTCCGGTGATTCCGGATGGTTGGGTGGCTGTGCCAGTTGAGCCGACCTATCAGATGTGTAAGGCCATGGGGTTGCCCTGGGAGAGTCCTCGATTCCCGGATCTCTATAAGGCGATGCTCGCCGCCGTTAAAAAATAGTCGTAATTTCTGCTAAAGTTTGGGCAATATAACCAGCACAGTAATTAGGGAGTCATTTATGCACGAACTATTTGTGCTGGTTTTGAGTACCTGCGCCAGCCTCAGCAACATGTCAGGTTGTTCTTTGGAAGTGGTGAACTTGAACACTGAAAAAGAACCGGTGAATGTCTTTTACAGCATGAAAGACTGTGAAGAGAGCATGAAGGGAATCATGCTAAATCATGCCCAGTACTATGAAATATCAGGTAGAGAACCATCAATGGCGAAGTGTGAAAAAATCTTTTTACCTAAGAATGTTAGTAAATAGTTAAACAGCCAATGCGAATTTCTTGAAGTTCAATAGGAGCTTGAAATGGAAGATTATCTGGTTTTTGGTTTAGGTCATGAAGGTGATATCAAGAACGATGAGGCGGGTCTTGATAAGATAAGCGTAGTAACAAAAGCTGTAATGCGTTCTACCAATTCCAACGAACCAGTGGTCTACCCAATGACTCAGTTCAAAGAATTTAATGTTGTAAGGCAACAAGCGTATGATGGTGAATACTACAACATAGCATTTGATGTTTTACCATCTCGCGATCGTGTTGATGCTGCAATTCGCAGATATCACCCAAAGAAATCATCCACGGTTTAGTAACCTTTGATTTTCTGGAATCAACCCGCCATAATTGAGTCATCGGAGCCTGAACAACTCCGGTGACTTCTGCGCATTTAAGGGGACTTAAATGCGACCACAATCTGAAATCCTCACCTTGTCACAGATGCAGAAATGCACCTGCGATTTTCTGCATTCTGCGTTACCTCTTGGAGGTGGCGTATGAGTATCAAATTCTACCTACGCGACGAGCAGGTTCGCCGCAACCTCATCGACTACATCAACAAGCAGCCTGTCAACGCAGATTTTCCGCTCGTGGTGAGTTTTGCCGACCCTAAGCGCACCCTTCCTCAGAATTCACTATTCCACGCGCTTTGCGGCGACCTGGCAAAGCATCGCATTCAGTGGGCTGGCTCTGCTTGGTCGCTTCCGTCGTGGAAATCAATTTTGGTCTCCGGTCACTCCATTGCCACTGGAGGGCAGGGGAAGGTTATTGCCGGGCTTGAGGGGGAATTGGTGGCAATTCGCGAAAGCACCTCATCGATGGGGATCAAGCGGATGAACAGCCTGATTGAGTACACCCAGGCTTTCGCCGTCAGCCAGAACATCCAACTTCGCGATGTCCGTTATCGTGGCGATTATTTTGGGAGGCTTGCATGAATAATCCTCTCGCACGCGTCATCACAAACGAAATCTTCCGCGTTCGGACTCGCCGTCAGCGCAAGCCAGTGATTAAGCCGTCCGACATCCCGACCCTGAAGGACTACACCGCCCGTCTGGTCGATAAGAAATGGCTGCGCCTGGCGGCACGGAGGAAGTCATCGTGAGCAATATCATTCAGCAACTTCAAGATTATGACCTCTGCCAGCTTCAGTCGCTGAGGAATCACATCAACGAACTTATCGCCCAGAAAAAGCAGGAAGAGAAGCGAGTTGTTTGGCGGGTAATGGATGCATTTATGGCCGTAGATAACTTCAGGGAAGAAGATTATTTGAAGGCTGTAGAGTGCCTGGCTGCAGAGGCGGAAAAAATAAATGCCGATGAGCACTCCACCAATAAGGAGCGCGAGTTGCGGATCGTCGCTGAGCGTGTGCCCGCATCTGAATATGAGGGCTGGTTCAATGGCTAAGTTACCGCGCCGCAAGTGCGCACATCATGGCTGTCGCCAGTGGTTCCACCCGGTACGCAACGGGCAGTTAGTTTGTAGCTTCGAATGCGCCAGCGCGATCGGCAAAGAACAGACCGCAAAAGCCCGTGAAGCCGCTAAGCAGAAGGCGGCGCAGCGCCAGCGCACCGAAGAGAAGGCAGGACGCCAGCGTCGCAAGGCCAAGCGCGAGTCATTCAAGACTAAAGCTCAGTGGGATAAAGAGGCCCAATCGGCCTTCAACCGCTACATCCGGATCCGTGACGAGGGGAAAGAATGCGTCAGCTGCGGCAATCCACTCATCGGCAAAAGCAATTACCTGACCGGTAGCGCCATTGACGCCAGCCATTACCGATCACGTGGTGCTGCCTCACACCTCAAATTCAACGTGTTTAACGTCCACTCCGCTTGCACCCGCTGTAACCGACAGCTGAGCGGTAATGCTGTCGAGTACCGGATCCGCCTAGTTGATCGCATCGGCCTTGAGCGCGTAGAGCGGCTCGAATCTGACAATTCCCCACGCCGGTTTGACGTTACCTACCTGAAGCGTGTGAAAGCAATTTTTTCCCGCAGGGCCAATGCACTGATGAAGCGCCGTCAAAAATTACAGGAGAGTGCAGCATGAAATGCAAAGTTGAAGGTTGTGATCGTGAATGCAAACACTATCCAGGAAAGGGTATCTGTCAAATGCACTACTTCCGAATGATGCGCTACGGGACCTACGAACTCACAAAAAACGGTAAAGGGAAATACAGGCATAAAAATGCGAAGGGATATCAAATGCTAAAAATTCCTGATCACCCACTATCGATGGCCAATGGTTGCGTATATGAGCACCGAAAAGTTGTTTACGACCGCTATGGAGAAACACTTCCACCATGCGAAAAATGCGGCATGAAGGTCACATGGAAAACCGCGCATATTGATCACATTGATGAGGTTGTTGATAACAATGCGGACTCAAATCTTAGGGTGCTTTGCCGGGCGTGTAATGTCATGCGATCTCGAGTGCATATCCCTGAGCACACAAAAAAAGGACGCACCGCCATAACTTTCAATGGCGAAACGAAAACCGCGACAGAATGGTCAAGGGATCCTCGCGTTTCAGTATCAGAAACATCCATCAAGCGTCGACTAAAAAATGGAATGAATGTAGAGGATGCGCTTTTTTCTCCCAAGGCAACCCACAGGCATACCCGGCCAAGAGGAAGAACACCTCTGTATGGTGAATATCGCGGACCAAAGCAGAAGGAGTCCGCATGAACCACGCCGACCTCCTCCGGTACCAGGCAGAAAGCGTTAAGCGCGCCAACATGCCGCCAGTAGCAAAGCACAGCCAGACCAAAACCAATCAGCCACAGAAGGAAGCCGCATAATGAAACTGGAATTAACCAACGACCAGCATCAATGGGTAGACCAGTGGCTCCAGTTGTGGGGCGCATGGTGCCAGACCGGCAAGATTGATAAAGCGATGATCAACATGATTGCTAGATTCATGGCTACCGTCGAGCCCCAGCAAGCATCACGACCGGTATGTAGTGATGATGACGGGATGCTCATTGATGCTGTCATTCGTCACTATCTGAAGAATGTGGATGAAAATGCATGGCGGGTTGTCTTCGCCTACTACGTTTGTAACTCCAGCGAGATCCGAATTGCATCATGGCAGCATGCAGTAAGTAAGCCTCGCCTGATGAAGACGCGTGGCGGCAATCAGTATAAACACCCAAGCATCTCGACAATCCGTAGAGAGGTGAAGCAAATCATCAATGCCTCACTGTTCTGTTTGTACCAACCGCTGCAAAATGCGTTTAACAATCGCGAAAATGTGAGGAAAATTGCAAATAAATCACACAACGTGCTTGCAATTTAATGAACAAATGAGCAAACTAATTCGTATATGTTGCCATTGTTGTGTGTGACATGAATGAATACCAAGCCCCGCCATCGTGCGGGGCTTTTTCGTTTCAGGGTCAGAAGCACAGCGGTTGTGCGTTCGGCTGTTAACCGAATGGTCGAAGGTTCGAATCCTTCCTGTCCCGCCAAATTCGCCTGTAGCTCAGAGGAAATAGCAACCGCCTTCTAAGCGGTTGGTCGCTGGTTCGAATCCAGCCAGGCGAGCCATCAGCAAAACAAGTCGTCATCTCGGCGGCTTTATCTTGCATCAGGTGCATAACTGAATTCGCGAATACGTTATGCCGTCCGCTCCACGAAACGGAGTGCACAACAGGAAAGAGCATTTGTAGGGTTCGACTCCCTGCCGTGGGGTTGCGCCACATGATGCGAGTCATGAGTGCTCTGTCCGTTGTGGTGAATGTCCTGATGGCGTCGTAAAGCGATAGCCGTGAATGCCGGATAGCAGCGCCGGCCACCACAAACCAAACCCACTACCTGGGACCCTTCGGCCATAGAGCCGACATTGCCTTACCCTCATCTTCCCGGCCTGTCGCCGGGTTTTTTATTCAGGCCGCAGACAATCAATTCCTGATGCCACGTATCTATCGTGTCTGACGGCCTTTCCCCACTACACAAACAGCACCCCGTTTTTCGGAGGTGATATGGCTAAACGTATGCAAGATAAAGAAAGCATTGCCGGAGTGTCATGGCTTATTGTCCTTGCTCTGTCATGCTGGGGCGGCCTGGTCCGATACCTTATTGACGTTAAGCAGAACAAAGCTACCTGGAGCTGGATTAATGCGCTGGCACAAATTGCAGTGTCCGGCTTTACCGGTCTCATT